GTATGATCGTACCTTTGACTGGATCATCAACAACAAACGCTATTACATCTTCTGTATCTCTAAGAAGGACTACCATACCTTCAAGAATGCAGGTGCTGATGAGAGTAGACTGCTGTTATCAGAGAATGGTGCAAACCACAAACGTTTCACTTATCGTAGTGAAGCAGTTCTGCCAGACCGTTCCTTGTATCTTGGGCAGATCTATCATCGTAAGAAGCAGTGGCTTTATCAAGGCATTGAGTCTATTGACTATGTTGGACAGGATACTGGTGCAACTCCATTTGATCAGTCCAAGAACTATCTTGGTGAATGGACTGATGCCCATAAGCGTGAGCACTTCACTGACTATGGCAGTCTGGTGCTTCTGTCAGATGGTGAGAATGGAACGCCTCTGGTGGTCAAGGAGGCGCTTGTAAACGGTCTTGGTGTGGTTATCTCCAAGTATGCAGCACATGACCTTCCAGAGGGTCTCCCGTTCGTTACAGTCATCCCTGATGACAAACTGACGGACATCGCATACGTTGAGGAGAAGATCAAAGAGAACCGTGAAGTATCTGTTGGTATGCGTGATGAGATTCGTGAGTATGCCATTGACAACTTCTCTTGGGAAAGTCTTGTGAAACTCTATGCACAAAACATTGAGAAGTTAGAAGCAAATGCGAATTAGTATTATTGGACCAGCACTTCCTATCCCACCAAAAGGATGGGGTGCTGTTGAGTCTTTGATATGGGACATGAAATTGTCTCTAGATAAGTTGGGTCATGAGGTACAAATTGTAAATGTACCTGACCCACGTCAGATCATTCAAATGATAAATGAGTTCCGCCCAGACTTCGTACATATCAACTACGATGACTGGGTGCCTCTATATGAATACATTCAATATCCCTGTGCGGTCACTACACACTTTGCATATATTGAACGTCCAGAACTGATGGGTGACTATAAACCCAGAGTGTTTGATCATTTCACACGTATCAAACCAAATGTATTTGGACTCTCTGATGGCATCAATGATGTCTATAATGTTCTTGCAGATATTCCTAGAGATAGACTTTATCTAAACCCTAATGGTGTAAAGATGGAGAACTTTAGATCTACCATGAGACCTGAGTTTCCAGACAGGTCAATCTATCTGGCAAAGGTTGACCACAGGAAGAGACAATACTTATTCCAAGATATTGACTCTCTTTGGTATGCAGGCAACATTGCAGAACAAAGGTTTGATCAGTCCAAGAACTATCTTGGAGAATGGCAGAAGAATGTCTTGTTTGACCATCTAACAGAGTATGGAAACCTTGTATTGTTGTCAGATGGTGAAGCACATCCTCTAGTCTGTATGGAAGCATTTGCTGCTGGACTTGGTGTTGTTGTCAGTGAATGGGGAACTGCTAATCTTGACCTAGATAAGAAGTTCATCACCGTCATTCCAGAAGAGAAGATAGACGATATTGCATACGTTGAAGAGAAGATCGTTGAAAACAGAAAGTATTCTGTAGATCATCGTGAAGAAATACTTGACTATGCTAAACAGTTTGAATGGTGTAGAATACTAACAGAATACTACTTGCCCAATATAGAAAAAGTTATCAATGGTTACTCTTAAGGAATCGTTAGACAGAAACAAGTCAGCATATAAGCTTCAAAACTTTGGTCCTATCTACTGTATCAATCTGGATGGGCAACCAGAGCGTTGGGATTATATGGAACAACAGTTTGAATACTGGGAACTGTCAGACTACCATCGTGTTCCTGCATACGATGGTAGAGAGGATGACTTGGGTGATATTCTAAAAGGAAGATATCCTGAGCATATGACTTCTGGTGAGGTAGGTTGTGTAACCTCTCACCTCAAGGCAATTAAGCACTGGTATGAAACTTCTGATAGTCCTTATGCAATCATCATGGAAGATGACTGTAACTTGGATACAGTTCGGTATTGGAACTTCACCTGGCAAGATGCAGTGTCAAGGTTCCCTTATGACTGGGACTTGGTTCAGCTTGCTATCATTTGCACTGGAGATGTGCATGTAAAAATTCACAAGAGGTTTGTGAATGAGTTCTCTACTGCTTGTTATGTTATTACAAGACATCACGCAGAGAAGATGATTCGCTTGCATTGTAGAGGGGATAAGTATAAACTGGATAACGGAGTTCGTCCTCGCCCCGTGGCAGACGATTTGCTGTATAACTCAGGAAACTCATACTCCATTCCGTTCCTTCTGTATAAGATTGAACTGGGTTCTAGTATTCATCCAGATCACATCGATACCTTTCACAAAGGTAACCATCAAGCAATCATGAACTTCTGGGAAACCTCTGGTGCAAGCTTTACAATTGATGACCTGATGGACTATAATCCATATCTAGGCAGGACAGTTGAACGTTCTGCTGAACAACCTAGTGGGGAAACCCCCACATCTTGACAAACCAAAAAGGTTAAGGTAGTATAAATAAACTGTCACAGTGACAGTTGTGACATTTCTAAACATTACACAAAGAGGTATTAAACAAATGATCAAATCCGCAATCGCACTTGCTGCCGCTGCTCCCCTGATGGCAGCACCTGCCCTTGCAGGTCCCTACGTCAACGTCGAGACCAACGCAGGTTGGACGGGCGATGATTACACCGGAGCAACGACAGACATCCACGTAGGCTACGAAGGCACTGTTGGTGCTGCTTCTTACTACGTCCAGGGCGGCCCGGCAATCGTCGCTGTTGATGGTGCCGATACCGAGACTGAGTTCTCTGGTAAGGCAGGTATTGGTCTGCCCGTCTCCGACGCTATTGGTGTCTATGGTGAGTTGTCCTTCCTGACTGCAGAGGACGAAGATGACTTCGGCGTAGGTGGTAAACTGGGTGTGAAGTATAACTTCTGATATTAATATCACAAAATCCTGACCCCCTCTTTATGAGGGGGTTTTTTATGGTTAAATTTAAATTAACCTGCTCTATATACTGAGGTTTACCTGTCCTTAACGACAGGATGTTCGCACCCTGTTATAATATTCAGGTAAACATAAGTAATTTACACACAAACAAATGAAAGCATTCGCAGTTGCCCTGCTCGGTTTGGCGGTTACCGCCCCCGCAATGGCAGGTCCATACGTATCCACCAAGTCCGAGTTCAAGGGCGACGAAGACGGATATAGCAAAACAGTTCATCAAGCCCGAGTTGGTTATGCAACCAAACTGGATAATGGAATCAAACCCTATGCTGAACTTGGTGCAGGTGTTTCTGCTGCCGATGGCGTAGAGGTCTTTGATGGTAGTAAGTTTACCGTCGCTGAAGTTGGAGCATCAATCCCCATCACTGAGTCTTTCTCTGCAAAAGCAAAGTTTGAGCACAAGTGGGGTGAGGATGATGCCCGTGATTGGAAGTTTGAAGTCGGCACCAAGTACAAGTTCTGATAGGAAATAAATGAAACTCAAAGCACTCGCAGCAGTTGTTGCTGCCACTCCCCTTATGGTTGCCTGCGGTAGCGCAGAGAAAACATCTTTTAGTTTGGACGGAGCAGGTGCTACCTTCCCTGCTCCACTTTATAATGCATGGTTCGCATCTTTTGCTCAAGAGACTGGTAATAAAGTAAACTACCAAGCAGTTGGTAGTGGTGCTGGTGTCCGTCAGTTTACTGCTCAGACTGTTGACTTCGGTGCCAGCGATGGTGCTGTGAGTGACAAGAAGCAGAAACTACCTATGATTCATGTTCCCATGACTGGTGGTGCTATTGTTCCTGCATACAATATGCCTGGTTGTGATGTAAAGATGACTCAGACTCAACTTGCTGATGTCTTCCTTGGCAAGATCACTAACTGGTCTGAGTTTGGTTGTGCCGATAAGAACATCGTTACTGTATGGCGTTCTGATGGCTCTGGAACTACCAAAGGATTCACTAACTCCCTCTCTGCCTTCTCTCCTGAGTGGAAAAAGACTGTAGGTACTGGTAAAGCAGTGAAGTGGCCTGTTGGTGTTGGTGGTAAAGGTAATAGTGGTGTTGCTGCTACTATCAAGAACCAACCAGGTTCTATTGGTTATCTGAACTATGGTTATGTGAACGGTGGTAAGTTCCAACAGGTTGCTCTACAAAACAAGGCAGGTAACTTTGTAAAAGCAAACGCAGAAACCTCTGCTGCAGGACTTAGTAAAATTGTACTTGATGATCAACTCCGTGGCGCTGACCCCAATCCTGCTGGTGCTAACGCCTACCCTATTGTTTCGTTGACTTGGATCCTTGCTTATCCCGAATCCAAACCTGGAGTAAAGGAAACTCTCCGTTATATGTTGAGTGAAAAAGCACAAGCGGTCTCAGACTCTCTGGGATACGTGCCCCTTCCAGAGTCTCTTCGTCAGAAATCCCTTACTGTAGTTGACACTATCAACTGATATAAGTATAAATGACTACACAGGACCCCTTGACAGGGGTCCTTTTTTACTATATACTATGTAAAGAAATATGACAGGAGGTTACATGACTGTAACAACAAACGAGTTTGGACAACAAAACCTGTTTGCCAAAGAACCACAAATGTATGTCTCTAAGACTGACGCTGAGCGTTATGGATATGAGACCTATGCTGAAAAAGCAGAGAAGTTGAATGGACGCACTGCTATGCTTGGATTTATTGCTGCTATTATTTCTTATGCTACTAGTGGTAGTGTATTTTTCTTTGGTATCTTCGGGTTCTGATGACTGAAACTATTTTTACTATTACTACGGTAACCTTCTTCTGTCTTCTTGCATATTCTGTAGAACAACTTTCTGAGACTTACTGATGCCTGACTTGATTGAACTCCTGACTTATTATGTAATCGTTGCTGTCGTCTTTGTCGGCGCACCAGGAGTATTTTTCTTTATTGTCTTCATGCCAGCCCTTCAAAATACCAAGGGTCGTATGGTAGGATATAAAGACCATAAGACCTATGGTGATTCTACTATATACGAAGTCAACAGAACTACTTGATATGCCAGACCCAGACGCACTTTGGAGAGATGTCCAGAAACTCGACGATTTGTATGAAGAGCTACTGTGGCATCCTGACGATGAGTTACAATTTACTCACGATGGCAAACGAGTCATCATTACAAACAAAACATTAGAGGAAAAAAAATGAACGAAAGAGCAGAACGTATTAACGGTTGGGCAGCTATGGTTGGTGTTATCGCCGCTATGGGTTCATACGCAACCACAGGTCAAATCATCCCAGGTGTATGGTGAGCGACATGTTACTCATAGCAGCTTCCATGGTAGGAGGGTTTATATTTGCTGCCCTATTGACCGAAGGAAATGTTGATGATGACGACGATATGAGTGGTGGGATGATGATTCCCGCCACCACACCAAACGCTTGACATGTACAACTGAATACACTATAATACGGGAGCAAACATTTGTTCCCTATTTTTATGCTCGCATTTATTCTGGCACTCAGTGCCGTTGATTACGATCATCTTGCTAGGACTGTTCAAGTTGAAGCTGCAAAGGGAACCATGGATGAATTCTGTGTTGCAGTTTCTGTTCTAAACCGTGTAAGGAGTTCCCATTTTCCAAATACGGTTGCTGATGTAGTTTATGCTCCTGGTCAGTATCAGGGTTTTGATTTTCATAGACCTGTAGCAGACCCAAGAGTTGTTGCTCGGTTAAAGGACACTAGTAAGATGCTTGAAGCATATAGTATCATCGGAGACAGGACAGACTTCAAAGGTCAAAGTCAACTACCATATCGGGTTGCATCCGAAGATCCTATGTGTCATAATAAAGGAAACTTCTACCACCACTTCTGGCAAAAATGATCATCAAAAAACTTAAAGAAACTCTTGGTCAAGTTTTCCATTCTCCAGAGGCATCTGGAACTTGGACTAATGATGATATTGAATGTGCTATCGACGGAGATGTTGTTGACTGTTCCGAAATGGATGAGGAACCTTATGTAGGTATCCCTGCTCCTGCATATCTTGAAGATGATCCTTGGTTCGGTCCTGCACCTATTCGTTCAGAAAAGCAACTGGACTATATGGAACAGGAAACTATTGTGAAACAAGAAGAGGAAGAACGTCGCCAAGAATATAAAGGAGAACCTTGCAACATGCATCAACTGATGTATGAGATGGCAACCAGTAACTGGAATACAGTTAAAGAAACTCAAGGTGGTTCTGAAAACTTCCAAGGGGGATCAGAAAATGTCCATGGATGACTGGCGATATAGTGACCACAAAATGAAAGTCAGACAACAGGCACTTAATATTCTGCTTTCTAAGTTTGGTGGACAAATGGATGAAGATGTTCCTAAATATTCCAACCAATCCATCTACGAGTGTGCTCAAGACTGGGTGTCTCAGGGCAATATGCATACTGCAGGGATTGTAAAATACTATGAGGCATATTATGCAAAAAGTAATTAACGTACTAGCAGTTCTATCATTTTTAGGAACTGCTGGCATCATCGGTGGAGGGGCATTTGTTTATCTCCGTCGTGACGCTATCGCTGAAAGTGTCAAGGAGCGTGTTGCCAAGGCAGCAACAGATGCAGTCGCAGCAGCACTTCCTGATATGCTTGACGCTGCTATGCCTGAACTTCCTAACACCACTGGTCCTGCTATTCCTTTCTGATATGAAAAAAATTATTATGAGTCTGCTGGCAGCAGCTGCTATGTCTGCGCCAGTGCTTGCTGATCCAATTGATGAAGAACACTACTTTAGTGCCCATGCTCAAGGGTGTATGTTGCTCTTAGAGTGTACCGATCATGTCCAAGAACTCAAAACAGTTTCCGACCTTAACAAGCATGAGGAACTGGCTGATATTGATTACGGTATTGTTGCTGATGAGTTTAACTCTCTCGTCCGATCACTTAATGCGGTCGGAGCTAGGGTTTTTCTAGCGGACATGCGATACTTCCCAGTTGGTCATCGTGGTGTTTATCATACTGTAGGCAATAACTTCTTTTTGAATGTTGCTCATATGCATCGTCCTGGCACCATGATGTCAGTGATGCGTCATGAAGGATGGCACGCTGCTCAAGACTGTATGGCAGGTAGTATCAAGAACAACTTCATTGCTATCATCAAACCTCAGGAAGAAGTTCCCAAGATGTATCAAGCAATTGCAAAGGATACTTATAAGTCTCAACCTCAAGCAATCCCCTGGGAAAAGGAAGCATATTGGGCAGGTCACACTGACGGTATGACTGCAGCAGCACTTGAGTCTTGTGCCGCAGGGACGATGTGGAGTGACTATGAACCCACACCCATGACCCGTGAATGGTTAGTTGAAAACGGATTCCTTTCTAAATAGAGTTGCCTTGCTACTCTACTAATGGCAGATACCAAGCCTAAGGTAGAGAAGGAAGACCACGATGAAGATAAAAGTGAAGTTCTTGGTAATCTGGTGAAAGTCGTAGTACTTATTTGGTCTGCCTCTCTCCTCACGTTCAGTTACGTCCGACTTCCAAATGGACAAAAGATTTTAGATTTTGATCCTACCTTTATCGCATCTGTGTTTTCTGGTTCTTTGGCTGCTTTTGGACTCAGTCCTGCCAAGTCTGGTGGTGCTGCTCCATCAAAGAAAAAGAAAGAAGAAGAACCACCTGTTGTATCTGCTGTTGAACCTAAGAGGTAATCATGACACGTACCAAGTGGGCTGCTATTAGTATCGGTGGTGTAATTGCTATTGCACATATCGGTGTTCTTGGACATCTGATTCGACGACCACCTGAACCGAGAGTTGCCGAGGTTCCTACTATTAACATCCCACATGGTCCATATACTTCTTACAAAATTACTGCAGGTAAAGAAGGATATACAATAGAATACAAAGCAAATGACCCTAAAGTATTAGAGTCATCAAGATCCATGAATCTTGATAAAGAAAAGAAAGGACTCTTTGGTGGTGGCACCGAAAAGAGAGATGAATATCGCCGTGACCAATACACCATGGAAGGTGTAAGAAACATGGGAGGTGCCGCAGTAGACGGCGAGGGAAAGTCTGCAAAAGACATAGAGTGTATCGTGGCGGACGCTGGAGCACGGTCTCAAGGTGCAATGGCAGGTAGTGCTATCACCACTGGTTTAGTCGCTCCTGCAGTCATCAACATCCCATACATTGGATGGTTGGCAGCAGGATGGGCAACTCTCCTTGGCAATCAAGTTGGAGAGAGTATCGGTTCAGAAGTCGGTTCAGTATTTAATGACTGCTGATGAACTTAGTTCTTCGTCCGTTAGAAAATCCTAATAATCCAACATGGAGTATCATCATTAGTTTGGTGATACTCCTTTTTGGCGTTGGTTATTACATATATACAATCATGAAACTTGCTTTTGAGGAGTTGGAGGATGCCAGAACAGATCAATCAGAAGGACGCAGATCAGGACCAGGAGATAGCACTCCTGACACACAGGATTGAAGATGCTGAGAAGATGGCGGAGGAACTGCGTGAACGTGTCCGCAAACTTGAAAGATGGGTATGGGGTGCAGGTGCTATCATCACTGCTCTTATAACTATAGTTGGACTAGTAGAAGCAGTAGATTCAAAGGAGATCGATTATGGGCGCAATGGTTCCACCCAGCAGGAAGTCGTGTTACAACTTTCGCGTAGTTGAAATTAACAGGGTCGTAGACGGCGATACAATAGACGTTACCATCGATCTAGGGTTTGACCTATTCAAGAAGGAAAGAGTGCGTGTAGCGGGCGTAGACACCCCTGAGAAGCGCACTAAAGACTTGGATGAGAAAGCATTAGGTATTGATGCTACCAACTGGATGAAAGAAAAACTAGAAGGTGCTATCGATGGAGACGACGATCTCGTCATTAGAACTGAACTGGTTGGTGGTATGGGTAAGTATGGTCGCCTTCTTGGTTGGTTATATATTGGAGATGGAGAGACATCGTTGAATGAGCAGATGATTGAAGAAGGATATGCCTGGGCATACGATGGTGGCACTAAACAAAAGAACTTTGAAGAGTTGAGAGAGATTAGGAGGGAGCACGGAACGCTAGTTGAGTAATGCCAATCCCTGATATTCGTCTTAATAATTTAAGAATACGTGACGTTGTAATTCCAGAGGTGCCAAGATGGATGTCAACTGATCCACCACAAGCAGTTCCTATTCTCCCTCCAGTTACGATGGAGATAGGAACTCCTATTGTTAATATCCCTGGATGTGTTGAAGCGCACAAAGATAATAAACAGAATGTAAATTTAAAAGAAGAAGATGATAAAGGTGTGATGACCCTGTGTGATGCAGGCACACCTTATTTTGTTGCTATCGATTATGATAGGAACAAAATGGAATATACAACTACACAAAAAGAACCACCAGTACCTCCAGTAAAACCACCAGAGAAACCTGAAACTCCAGAAACAAAAACTCCAGTAGTTCCAAAGAAACAAGAACCAATACCAGAGTGTCCTACCAGAGCACAGCAGTTAAAGGATCCTGTTGGTAAGATTATAGAAGGAAATAAAAAGATTGTTGCATACGAAACAGTCGGGAAAGAATGTCTGCCAGTATTTGAGACACTTTCTATTCCCGACCAGATAGTTCAGAATATACCGTCAGCAGGTATGGTTACAACTACGGCATCAATCGCCGTGGTGGCAACGTCCTCTGCACTGCTCGCAAAGCCTCTTGCTGATCTTTTGTTAAAGGTTGTGAAACCGGCAGTGAAGAAGGTGATGAAGAAGGTTGCTGCCTTACGGGGTAAGAAGATCCCGCCACAGTCGGTACGGGAGAAGCGACAGGAGCAGCGGATACGGAATCACGCGATTCGGAAACTGAAGGGGCGGGAATAGTATGTGCGTGTGGTTTAATGTGAGTTACATTTTGAACCACCACATCAGCACACACTTTTGCATAAGGACTATGTGGATGAAAACGAATTCCTTTCTGCAATAATTCACCACAGTTCTTCAGTCTTGCAAGTTCAAAATCCAATCGCTTGTTGGCAAGCATTTGACTTTGCAATGCAATCTGTGTCTCTGCTGCTTCCTTACAACGCTCCTGTAATCCACCATCAAGCGGCAGAGAGAGTGTTGCAGAGAGACCGATACTGGTGCTGTAATTTCTTGTCATACCAGTTCTTACTGGTTTATGCCAGAGAATGTCTCCTGCATTATCAGGAACACCATCGCCTTGCATTTCCATAACGGTGATAGTCATATCTGCACCATCTTCAAATGCTCTGACTACTTCACCCTCAGAGTTGGTATAAGTCCTATCGTCATACCATTCTTCCCAAGGCCAGTTCTTGACATTCTTGGTAACTTCTACCATGCGACCTTCAAAGTCTCTTGCATCATATTGAGGTTCCATGTAATAGGTTTCAAACGGATCCTTATCATTTCTTGCGTGAGTAATGTAAGGGGTGAAGTTAGCAGTCGGACCCTGGCAACTGATACCACCACCATATGTGTTGGTGATGTAAGGACCTTGCAAGACCTGAATGGCTTGGTTGGTCACTGAGCCTGAACTATTTGCGATTGGATTAGCAGTCGCAGAAACACCTCCCACATCAGCAGCACTGACGGGGGAGGATACTAGCAACGCAATTACTGGGTAAAGA